ACGTCTTAACGATATGATTCGAAGCCTAACACTTCAATCGTTGGAGATTGACGGTAGCCAGTACGAAATTGATAAGCTCAACGCTAAGAACCAATATGAATCGAACAATAAGAACATTCGAGATATTATCCGTTCCGCAGCGGGGCTTAATAGTGTAGGTGGTGGTAGCGGTGAAGCCTCCGGTGTATTAGCTGCAGCTAATGCTCAACTTGGCAAGGCCTACTCACTAGGTGCCGACGGTACTTGGGCTACGGATTGTGGCAAGTTGTTCGCTGATTCCGTTAAGGAAACCTTCGGAAAGGACGTACCTCGTTATGTTCCTTCCATTATGGACGCGGCAGCAGCTGCGGGCGCATGGCATCCGGCTGGTGATGGATATACACCTCAAGCAGGTGATGGCGTCGTAGTTCTTGGAGATAATCACATCGTAATCTCCGATGGTAACGGCGGATACACTGGCGCTAACTCTAGCACAGGCGTAGTCGCTAAACAGTCCGTTGAGGGAGACTTTGGAGCGGTTACTGGGTATGTGGATACGGCTAAATTGGTAGGCGCATCTGCAAGCGCATCAGCCTCTAATGATGCCCTTAAGAACGCTAACGCGCAAGCGTTGGCCAACTCCAATTTAGTGGCCGAGGCAAGAGCCAAGAACGAAGAAGTATATCAAAAGAAACTTGCAGAAGCGGAGCGTAACCAAACTATCCGCGTTCGTAAGATGAATGAAGATATTACGAAACTTGACCTTGAACGTACTGGGGAACGCTTGCAACTTATCAAGGCTGAGTCCGATGCACAAAAGGCTCAAATTGATGATAACGTTCGTGAGTACACCAAGGCTGTAGGCGATAAGAAACTCGCTGAGAAGAAGGCAGAGTCGGAACGATTGAAACTCGTCGCTGATACTGAACAGAAAATCAGAGAGCTTGCCTATACGCAAACATCGGAAGCGCTAGATCATCAGTCCAACCTGGTGAAACTTGGCCACCTCACACAAGAACAGTCCGACGCGATATTGGCCGAACAACTACAGGCCTATATCGACTACTCGAAGGACGAGCTAGCTAATGCACAGATGACGGCTACGCAACGCCTCCAAATCGAGAAGAACCTAGTTGAGGCCCAACAAAAGCTATGGGAGATGGCAGGGCGTAACTTGAAATCTCGATTGAAGGAAGCAGCGCGCCAATATCAAGAGGAAACAGTGAATTATGCTGACCTTGCGAAGTCGACCTTTGACAGTACGATGAGCAATATCAATTCGACGTGGACAAGTAATCTCGAGGCTATGGCCACGGGTACGAAGTCCTTCAGTAAAGGACTTATTAGCATATTCAAGGATATGACTAACAGCATTATCAAGATGATGGTGAACCTATCCTTCCAACAATATTTACAACCTAAGTTACAAAGCCTATTCGGTCGCGTGGCTGGAGGCATAGGAAATATAGGGATAGGACGCGGGAACGTATCTTCATTCTCTGGTGGTGGTTCCTTCCGCGCTGCATTTACTGGCAACAGTATGGGTAAGTTCGCATCCGGCGGTGTAGCGCCTACAGGTATGACATTGGTCGGTGAAAACGGACCTGAGCTCCTTCAATTCAACGCTTCTCATCGTATATATAATGCGAGTCAAACTCGTAAGATGCTAGGAGGTAACCAGGGGAATAACGTTACTGTTAACATCATCAACCAATCTGGCCAAGCCCTTGAATCTGAGCAACAAAGCTCGAGATTTGATGGGGAAAATTACATCATCGATGTAATGGTTAAGGCCGTAACAAATAATAAAGGAGGTGCGCGGGATGCAATTAAAGCAGCCGCAGGTTAATCATGGCAACATTTCCAAACATTAGATATCCAATATATCCAATTCAAGAAACTACACCGGACATGACCTATAAAGGCCAAGTAGAGAACATGACGATTATTAGTCGCCGTAAGACTACTAAGGCCCTACGGTCATACAACGTGAATTATAAGGTGCCTACCTCCGAGTACTTACGGCTAAGAGCGTTCTTTGACGAGGTCAACTGTTCGACAGTATTCGACTGGACGAACCCTGAAACGAAGGAAACTATCAAGGTACGATTCAGTGATCAGTTAGACTTCGCAGCGAATGACTATGGCATATGGGTTGGCACGGTGAAATTACAGGGGGTATAACATGTTAACACTTTCAACAGCATCTATCTTGGAGAAAAACAAAATAGACGCCACGGGTGTATGGCTCATGCTCCTTGATATCGAATACAAAGGCGATATCGTACGGCTCGTGTATAACACAGAGGATATCACCTTCCAAGGTAACAAGTACATCGCGTTTCCGTTCAAGTTAGCGGACGTCAACCATAACTCTACTGACCTTCCAAACGTTAAATTGTCCGTATCCAATGTGACACGGACTATCCAACGCCTGGCCGAGGATAATCAAGGGTTCACGGGTGCGAATGTCATTGTCCGTGTAATAAATACAAATGTACCGAATGTGTGCGAAGTAGAAGAACACTTTGTTATTACCGGCTCCGTTGCTAACGCAGAGTGGATGGAGTTCACACTCGGTACGGATTTTAGTTTCACACGTCGTTTCCCATTGGTCCGCATCATGAAGGACTTTTGTCCTTTTAAGTTCAAAGGTGTTCAGTGCGGATATAAAGGCGATGAGACTGAGTGTAATAAGACTTTGTCACGATGTAGGGCACTAGGTAATAGCGTTCGATTTGGTGGCGAGCCAACGATTCCGCAGGGAGGTCTGTATGCATCTAACAAGTGATATGTCTGATATGCTAGGTACTCCATTCGAGGAGCTTAAATGTTGGGACGTAGTGGCCGAGGTGTATCGCCGTAACGGTGTTACGCTTCCAAACTACACAGATATTCCTATGGACGAGTGGCAAGAGGTCAAGGAGCCAACAGAGGGCAGTGTCCTGGTATTTTCGCTGAAAGGTAAGGAACTTGACCACGTAGGCGTGTATTTAGGCGATGGTCGATTCATTCACGCTACTAAGCCAAGCGGTGTATGTATCGAACATATATCTAAATACACGCCTAGGCTTAAACATATATACGATAGAAAGGAGTAGCCGATGATTAATGTAGTGCTAGTAAGGAATCCGTTTAAACCAGATCAGCATGAAACACAATACCGCCCTTATAAGGCGAATAAGCCGTTGAGCTTTTATATTAAACAAGATGGCGACTGGGTATACTCCCTTAATGGCCAAGAGGCTACGCTTGATACTATCGTGAACGATGGTGATTATATCGTGGCCATGCCACAGATTGACGGTAAGTTCTTTGGAATTATTTTAACCATCGGCCTTAGTATCGCAACCGGGGGTATCGCAAGCGGTGCCATCTTCGGTATTCAAAGTCTAATATGGCGTACTGTACTCTCTATGGCCATTGGTATGATTGGCAATATGCTCGTCAATAAGTTAACTCAGCCAAAGGCTGACCGGTCCCATACGGACTCCTCACAGGCTAATACCTATGGATGGGGAGGAGCAAAAACTGTAACCGGGCAAGGGTACCCTCTAGCCGTTACGTACGGCCGTATGAAGAGCGCAGGGCTACTCTTATCTCGTCACATTATCAGTGACGGTGAAAAGCAGTACCTCAACCTCTTATATTGCGCCGGCGAAGGCGAGTTATCCAAAATTGAGGATATCCGCATCAACGCCAACCCTATCAGCAACTACCAGGATGTGCAAGTGGATATCCGATTAGGTACTAATGACCAAACCGTAATCCCTAACTTCAATGATAACTACGCGGACCAGGTACTCAACTATGAACTCAAAACTGGATGGAGTACACAACGCGTACAAGGGGATGCGTGCAACGCTATTGAGTTAACTATCAGTTTCCCTAACGGCTTGTATTACTCCAACGATACAGGCGGTATGGATGCTACGTCTGTTACCCTTGATGCGGAAATCCGCAAAGTAGGGGAAAACGAAGAGTGGCATAAGTTACCGCTATCCAATCAAAAAGGTATGCAAGCCTTTGTTAAGAAATCCGGTGGCGGATGGTCATTTACTCGTCAAAAGTCTGATGCGGAAATCGCAGAAGGCGACTATAAGGGCAAAGTTACAGAGGCCACTAACACCGCCTTCTATCGTGTATATCGATTCGATAACCTCGATAAGGCACAATATGAAGTCCGTGTGCGTTGCTCCAGTAAGGACGGTAACTCTATCCGGTACAGTAATAAGGCGTACTGGAACCAATTGACACAGATTATATACGATGACTTCGTTCATCCAGGCAAGGCCTTAATAGGTATTAAAGCCTTGGCCACTTCTCAACTTAACGGCTCTGACCCTGAAGTATCCTGGGTACAAGAGCGCTCCGCCGTGTATGTGTTCAACCCGTATCAACAAAAGTATGAAGTCCAACGTGCGGATAACCCGGCATGGGCGGCGTATGATCTACTTCATATGGCGCGTAAGTTTGGCGATGAATACGTCGTGTTTGGCCAACCGCATGGACGCATGGATTATGACGCGTTCAAAGCCTGGGCAAGCAATTGTGATAAGAACGGATTCACGTTCAACTATATCTACGATAGCGCTAGTCGGTTATGGGATGCGCTCAAATATCCGGAAAACGTTGGCCGAGGTAAAGTCATTCCACAGGGGACAAGGTTCACCTGTGTTAGCGATTATAAGTCGACACCGGTACAGTTATTTACGGTGGCCAATATTAAGCAAGGCAGTTTCTCCGAAGAGTTCCAAGGTATTCAAAGCCGTGCCAACTCCGTGGAAATCTCCTTCCTTAATAAGGATAAGGACTACGAGCGTGATGTTATCCCGGTATATGGCGATACATACGATGAATCGGATACACTTACCAACCCTGCTCAAATAGAGCTCATGGGCTGCACTAGCCTAGACCAGGCGTTCAAACATGGTAAACACTACCTACGATGCAATAAGTACGAGGTGCGTACTGTTACTATCGAAGC